AAGAAGCTGCATTTCCTTTAGAAGGATCTGAGGGAATAATTGCTGGTACAGTGTTTGGTAATGCAGCTGCTACAGCACTTGCTGGAAACTTATTTGCAACGGGAATGAATTCTAGTGGTGATTCATTAATGGAAGAACTTAGTAGTTCTGCACAAGATATTTCAAATAAAATGAATCAACTAAGTACAGAAGTAAAATCACTAGCAACTTCTCCTCAACCTATAATAAACAATATAACTAACAATAATGTAACTAATGGTGGTGGCATGGGTGGTGGCGATGATGCTTCTGGTGGTGGAGGAAACTTCTCTAACTCTGGTTTGGATGCATGGAGACTTAATTATCTTGGGAGTTTAGCATAATGTCAGTTGAGAGTAATAATTCAGAATCTCAATATACAAATCAATGTCAGATTACAAAATGTCAGGTAGTCAAACATAATGGACAAGAAGATAATCTTGCTCCTGATATGATTCTTGGACTTTTTACTCGTGAAAGTTTATTATCTCCTTTTATATCAGGTTCTATAATAATTAGTGATAGTGCTAATTGGTTAAATGGTAGTAATCCAGTAGAGGGTGGTGAAAAAGTAAAGATTGAGGTGAAAACACCTGTAAAGGAAGAAGCAGAATCATATGAGTATAGAATATGGAAAATTGGCAACAGAGTATCTCTTAATAACAAACAAGCATATACACTTGCGTTAATTTCCGAAGAAGCAATTGTAAACGAAGGTGCAAGAGTTGTAGGAAGAATTCCTAGAGGTGGTCAAAATGAAGAAGAAGTTCCAGAAATGAGTATCACTGATATTGTAACAAAATTGGTTAGAGAGGAATTACATTCAACAAAACCAATTTACTCACAACCAACTTTGTTTAAACAAGTTGTAGTGGGTGCTAATCGGAGACCATTTGATATAATATGTAAATTAGCAAATAAATCAGTTCCAACTACTTCAATAAACACAGATACAACAAATACTTCATCTGAGACAAAAGAAGTTGTAACAGGCAGTGCTGGATTTTTCTTTTGGGAAACAAAAAGAGGATATAACTTCTTTTCTGTAGATGCTTTATGTGATGAGGTGGGAGGAAAATGGTCAGCTCCATCTCTGATATCAGAAGCACATGGTGTTTATAAAGAAAAAACTGCGAATGTAGAAGGTGTAGATTCTAGAAGTGTAATTTCAAAAATTCAATTTCAATCTGAGATTGATATTATGTCTGCCTGTAGAACAGGTAAATTTTCTTCAAATATGGTATTTTTCAATCATTCTACAGGTAAATATACAGAATATCAGTATAAAGCTAGTGAGAGTTACAAGAATATGGCACATCTTGGAAATCAGTCAAAAATATCTGAAATGATGATAGGAGATATGAATTTTGAAAATCAACCAACCAGATTGTTAACATTCGTTATAGATCATGAAAAATGGTTTAATAATGCTGGTATTGCTGACCCAGAAGATCCATCAAATCCAGAAAATCCATCAGTTTTTGCTGATTGGAATAAGTATTTTGTTGCACAAACGATAGCAAGAAAAGAGATGATGAGAAATCAAGAGTGTAAAATAGAAATTCCTGGTGATAATACTATTTGTGCAGGAGACAAGGTTGAGATAGAGGTACAGAAAAAGGCAGCAGACGAAGTTAAAAAAGATGATCCTATAGATGTAGAGTCTAGTGGAGTTTATCTTGTCAGGGATGTAGAACATGGATACTTTTTTTCAGAAGGTACTAGCGGAACTGTCATAACTACGCTACAATTGTTTAGGGACTCTTTTGGAATGAAAGATAAAGAGACAACCCATGGTCAATAAATAATATAGTAAGGAGGTAATTACTTATGAAAAGCATAGAAGACCATATTCAACACGACAAGGAAATTCTTGCCGATCCAAATACTTCTGATCCAATGAAAAGGCATACATTGGAAGAGTTACATGAACTTGAAGTTTATGCCGACCATCACCATGACGAGATAGAGGCAGGAGATCATCACGATCCTAATGCACTAGAATTGTTCTGTGAGATGCACCCTGATGAACCAGAGTGTTTAGTGTACGATGATTAGTTATGGCAACAGATGATTCACGTTTAGTACCCAATTATCGCCTTGGATTAGATCATTTTAATTGGTGGGTTGGACAAATTGAGGGTACTGCCAAAGATGAAGAAAATAACAAAGGTGGTTATCGGTACAAGGTTGCCATTATAGGAGAACATCCTGTAAACAAGGAAGACCTTGATACAAGTCAGTTACCTTGGGCAAACGTGATGATGCCATGTAATGCACCCTTTACACCTGGTGCAATTGGAGGAGCTCATCCCCAATTGATACCAGGTTGTTGGGTCATTGGTTTTTATTTTGATGATGATAAATCTCAACCTATTATCTTAGGATCTATAGGACAGACGCCAGGTGCTACATCCTTAATTAATAGTGAAGATCCTGCTGATCTTGAAAGATTTAAAACTCTCATAAGAACAGAGCAACTATTCTCACCAATAGTAACCTGTGATGGACAAGAGGGTGGTATAGATGGTAAACAAAGGCAAGTTGTTATATCAGATGGAACTACGGATGAAACAGGGAATCTAAGAGTAGACACAGGAACTAGAAAAGAGGAAGATTTAGCAAGAGAAGATTTTTGTATTGAACCAGCAAGTGAAGGTGATTGTGATGATGTGAAAAAGTCCTTAAAGTATACTTTGGGCAATTTCTTGAGAGATGTACAAAAAAGTAATGGTAACATAGGAACTTATTATACTAGTAAAATTACAGGAAGTGTAAATGACTCTGTTAATATAGGAAGAAGATATACACATAAAATCATTGCTATAATTCAAAAAGTATTGGGAAAAATAAAGGGATATATAACATCTCTTATACAAAAAGCAGTAGATAAATTAGTCAAAATATTATTAAAACCAGATAAAAATGGTAATAGATTAACACCTGTAACAGAATGGTTTAATAAAATTCTCAAAGATCTTGGTTGTAAGATGGCAGATCTTGGAGAAAGATTGATGGAATGGTTAACAAACTTATTGATGAGTTACATCAATCAAATCTATCGTGCTGCTATTTGTCAGGTTGATGAGTTAGTAAACGGAATCATCTCTAAGATAATTCAATTAATGAATGAATTACTTAATTCTATCTTAGGTCCTCTACAAGATATTCTGGGTGCTATTGCTGAACCACTAAACATGATTGGTAATGCAATCAACTACATCTTAAATCTACTTGGTATATCTTGTGATGGTCCTGAGAATGGGTGTGCAGATGATCAAAAATGTACAACTGGAGAAACAGGAGATGAAGATGGTGAAAATTTCTTAGATAAATTATTGTCAGATCTTGATAATTTCCTTGGTGCAGATACTCCTATAGATTATACACAGTATGTTTGTGATGAAGCATATACTGGAAGACCATTAGCAGTAACTACTGTAGGATTTACAGGTGGAGTTCCTCAAATAGGAACTGGAACTAATGCACCAAAAATTGTATATACTATTGACGATATACAAGTAACAGAGGGTGAAGTAGCAGTATTTACTGTAACTAGAAGTGGAATTACTGAAATTGCATCATCTGTTGAATTTAAAATATTAAGTGGTCAAGGAAGTGCTACTCTTGGAACCGATTATCTTAATGCAGATGGTATCTTAGGATTCTCTCCAAACGAAACAAGTAAAACAATTGAAATACAGACTTTAGTTGATTTTGATAGTGATAGTAACGAAACTTTCTTCTTAAGAATAAAAAACAACTCTCCAGAGGAAGGCACACCAATTAAATTTAAAAAAGATATTGGTAAGTGCACTATTATAGAAAAAGATTTAAAAGAACCATACGATCCTTACAAACCAGATCCAACAGATCCACTTGCTCCTATACCAGATGTACCAGATAATGCTGATGATGAAGAAGATACTGGTGATGGTACAGATACTGGTACAATACCTACGTTCTCTGTGGTTGCAAATAGATCAACAGTTCCAGAAGGAGAGTTTGTAATTTATACAGTTACAACAACTAATGTTGAGAGTGGAAGTATACTTTATTACACTCTATCTGGTGTTAGTATCACACCAAATGATATTATTGGTAATAAATTAACAGGTGGATTTGTCATTGATAGTAATACTGCAAAAATTACAGTTGGAATTGCTGAGGATAGTACAGTAGAAGATGTAGAAACTTTGACTTTTACCATTAATGGAACAAATGCATCAGTAGATGTTCTTATTACTGTAGATGATGTAGATGTTGAGGACGGTGGTATTGGTGATTCTCCAGAAACCGTTTATGAAGAGTTTAAAGTTCCAACTATAAGAAGTGAAAATATTATTACAGACGAGAATGGTGGTATTATAGAAATACCTGTTGATAATCCTGGTGGTGCTTGGGCAGAAGCACCTTATGTGTTTATTGGTGGTAATGGAACTGGTGCAACAGGAGTTGGATTATTGGATGGAGATGGATTCCTTACAGAAATTAGAATT